GAAGTACCATTTCCGTAAGCAATACCACTTAAGCTAGTAACGCCAGTTCCGCCATACGGAACAGTAATAGTAGAGCCATTCCATGTACCAGCAGTTAACGTACCAACGCCTGTGATTCCTGTATATGAGCCGCTGATATAGCTAGAACCTACTGTACCGCTAGTGATTTGATTGCCATTGATAGCGATTGCTGTATTGCTTGCAGCAGTTAATTGACCTTGAGCGTTAACTGTATAAGTAGGAACGCTTGAAGCAGAGCCATAAGAGCCTGCGGTTACTGCGGTATTGGTAATACTAAATGTTGAGCCAGATAAGGTTAATCCTGTACCTGCTGTATATACATTTGACAAAGAGAAATTGCTCCATGTCATTGCAGTAGTGCCTAAAGTACCACCAGGTTGAGCTAGGTTATACCAAAGGCTTCCTGCTTGAGCACCACCATCTACGAAAATGATTGCGCCAACATATTGCGCCCAAGTAGTAGAACCAGGGGCATAAGACCAAGCACCGCTAGAAGCCACGTAAATGCCGTTTTGAGCAGCGTTTGTCTGATTCTTAACTAAGACGATGTTGCCAGCTACTAAAGTTACGCCATCAATCGTTTGAAGCCCTGAAAGCGTAATATTGGCAGTTGTTGCTGCTTGTGCAGGCTCTTTCCAGCTAACGCCCAATGCTACTGTATCAACATACAGTTTATTGGCAATATCGGTTGATCCTACTGGGGTAGTAGAAATCGTACCTGTAGTTGTAGCTATATTAGTAAAAACCCCTGTACTAGGGGTTGTAGCACCAATGGTCGTACTATTAATCGTACTGTTTGTAATAGTAGCGTTGTTGATAACGCTACTAATAGGCACAGTAAAAGGTTGCCCTTGACCGATAAACGTAACAAAGTTGTTTTGCAGATCGAACAGAGCCTGAACTGGCAGGATGTTCTGATCTTGCGTTAACGCTGGGCCAGTAGCCATATTAATCCTTAATAAGGAAATGCCATTACTATAATCGTATCGCCAGCAGTCATGTTTGCAGCAGTACCTAAAGTAATGCTAAAACTTGTTAAAGTAGCAGAAGTTGTAGTGCTTGCAGTTTGCTGTAAAAATAATGATGTTCCGCTAGTAACGTCTTGTGCATATACTACCCAACCATTAGGTGCGGCAGGAAATGTGATAACACCATTTGCTGCGCCACCTGTACCAACTACAATTTTAAATGCTGATGAATTAAATGCTGTAATCGTAGGGCTTGTACCAAAACCTGATGCAATCGTAGGTGCAGTAGCAGAAACGTGCAATTTGCCGTTTATTGATACATTGGTTGCATTTACAGTAGAAGGTGTAGTTGCTCCAATTGTGCTGTTATCAATGGTTGCACCAGTAATAGTATCTGAAGTTAATGGCGGTGAAAAAAATACTCCACCTGGCCCAATAAGACCTAAACAATTACCAGAAGAATCAAATTGCGCTTGAACTGGGACAATATTAGTCGTTGAAACTGATGCTACACCGTTAAAATTTGACATAATTATCCTTAGTTTTGATCAACCATAGGCAATACATACAGCGTATTAGCTGCGCCAATAGCAGTAATAGCAAAGCTAGGCGGTACGGCAATCACGGTAGGTTGTGACATTGAGATACCTAGAACAAAACTGTTAGAGCTATTTCCACCTGTAGGAAGAACGGCTGCTGGTGCAGTTGTCGTAGTTCCTGCAACGGCTGGAGCAATAGTAATAGCAATAGGTGTTGTACCTACGTTTAAAAAGCCACAAAAGTTCGCTTGATCATTACCTAAAGGGGTAATTGTTACAGAAGTCGAACTAGCTGTAGTTACTGCAATAGCCGTTGTAGGGCCAACAAATCTATAAGCTGATACGTTTGCCATGATTTATCCTTAAACAGCAGTAGAGGGTGCTGGGCCTTCTAAACGAGTAATTTGAACCGCATACAAGCCAGAAGCAGGTGTTGCGCTACCAGTTGTTACGTTTGCAAACTGTATTGATAGTACGCCAGCAGTGAAGCAATCAGATTCAGCAATAACAATACCTGTAGTTTGTGCGCCTTGATAGCCTTGAACAAGCACAAAATCGGTAGTTTGTAAGCCACCAACGCTAAAAGTCTGAGCAGCAGAAGTATTTGCGGCTACAGCAGCAGGAGTAATGGATGGGGTGATGTAAAAAGTTTCGTGGGAATTACCACGAGTAACGGTAGTGCTTGACATAATTTGTCCCTTTGCAAAGGTGAGTGTTGTAATACTGCAACTATTTTACATTGTTTTGTGCTTCCCTCAAGTGTTTTCCACAACTTCCTTTAAAAGTTTTGTAACCGATATGACCTAATTCAAATTCAAGATTTGCCCATACTTTGCCACCTATATCTATCCATCTTTGGCAAAAGCTGAAATCTTCACTTAAACGATTGCCGTCAGGAGTTTCATAAGGGTCAAATACAGGCCAAAATTGACTGTTTTCACTTACGCTACGCAATGTTTGTCTAGGATATGCCTCAATCATCTTTAAAGCACAATCTTTACTAATCTTTAAAAAACCACCAGGAAGCCCTAAAACTTCCATTAATCCTGTTTCAGGATCATTACGATATTCTTCTTTTTCGGCAATTTTAAAAGGCCATTCCATAGGCTCTTGCTTCTTAGGGTAAATACCACCTACTACATCTACAGGGTAATCAATTAACTTAATTAATGCTCCTGGCTCCCAAAATACGTCATCATCAACAAAAACTAGCGTATCGCAATTAGAACGTACAAAAGCACCAAATAATGCTCCTCTTGATCCTGCTATATCGCTATTTCCAATATCTTCTGCAATGCAGAATTTATCGCCACGACCAATAATATTGATAGCATCAAGCAAAATAGACCGCATAGTAGGAAAATGTACCTTTGCTGAATAGCAAGGCATGGCAATCATTACATTTTTCATAAGCCCCCTCAGAATGTTAAAAACCCAACCTTTTTAGGGGTTGGGCTTCTATTTTACAACAAATTACTGTGCTGACAAGTCGTAACCATATACATATACGTCAATTGTGCCTGTTACAGCAGCAGAAGATACGTTTACATATAAAGTTTGGGAAGATGTTGCACTTGCTACTAAAGTTGCAGCTACAACCGATGCGTTAGCAGTAGTTGTGTTAGTTGCTAAAGCAGCTTTGGTATATACGGCTGTACCTGTACCTGCTAAGCCTGTGTAAACACCTAAATAGGTGCTTGCTGTGGATACTGCTGCACCAGCATTGTTACAGTTAGCCGTAATAACGGATACTGGAACATAGTTGGTTACATCAATTACGTTAACTGCGGTATCACCTAAAGTTGCGAGGCTAACACCTTGAGCAGTTGCGATCAAACGCAATGCTTGGTTAGAGCCTAAAACTTGTGGGTGAATCGAAGTGGTTACTGCTGGGCCTGGATTAGACATTATAGTTTCCTTTCGTTATTCGTGAATTAAGCTGCAACACGGCAAGCGAGTTCAGGATACAAATTAGCCCAACCATACAGAACGTCAAGACGAGTAGGAATTGAGTCATTGTTAATGGTGTATTGACGAACTACACGCATTGACAGACCGATTTCCTTGTCGCTTGCACGACCTGCAAAGTGAACACCCTCTGGCAACTCAAGATCGGCTACTGCTAGAGTAAACGCATTGCGGTGCATGATGATGTTTTGTGGGGAAACAGTACCAGATTGGTTAAAGAAGTTAACTGTAGCTGTTGACAGAGCAGTAGGAATAGATACGTTCTGGAACTGACCAGCAGTAATAACCGCAGGGCTTACGTTTACAGAAATAGTACCACCTGAACCGCTAACTGCTGTATTAACTACAAAGTTACGCAACTTGTTTGAACCATAGGCTTGACGGTTTTGTGGGTTAACTGCATAAACGCCAGCGATTGTAAATGTATCGCCTTGATTTAAGCTAACGCCAGAAGTTAATGTCAAAGTGATGTTAGAGCTAGAAGCCCAACCACTTGTCAAGAAACCGCTTGAACCAGTAATAGTTGCAGAACCAGCAAAGCTACCAAATTGGTGAGCTACTACGTTCTGATCCATTTTCCAATTCATACCAGCAGAGTCACGACCCATCAAACCCTTACGATACTGTTCGCCAATAGCTTCTTGTGGCACAAATAGGCCTTTCAAGCTGTCAACGATAGTAGCGGAAGTGAACGGCTCAACGATACATGATCTACGACCATCACGAGGTGCGCCTTCAGAATCAAGGTAAGCAGCAGCCGTCAAATAGGTAATTAAACCTGTTGGGGGCGTACCAGCAGTACCAACGATGTTAGCTGTGTTGTTAGCAGCTTGCAATGTGCCATCACGGTCAATTTTGTTGGCGATAGCAGCAACAGCAGGCTTCAAAACTCTGTCCGAGAACATATCAAGGCTTAACGCCAAGTCTTGTGTTGTGAATTGTGTCATTCTGTTACCCCTA